TGGTAATTTATATCTTGATTCCACAGGAGGAGAGAACTCTGCAGTTAGAATAGTAAGTGAGGGATCTTGGGATAATGGTAAGATGGCAGGATTTAATACAGGAGGTTCTGTCGATCTTTATTATAATAATGCCAAGAAATTTGAAACTACTGGTTCTGGTGTAAAAATTACTGGTGTTGCAACAGCAACGACATTTAGTGGATCTCTAGAGCATACTTTAACTCTGGGGACTGGCACTTATTTAACTGGTTCAACAACTTATAATAACTCTAGTGCCACAACATTTACGGTAGGCGTTGCTGCAACATATACAAATGGTGGGGGAAAAATAGTTGCTCGTGATTCTAATGGTGACTTCTCTGCTGGAACTATCACTGCTTCCTTATCGGGTAATGCTACTAGTGCTGATACTGCTACTAGTGCTGATAGTGCTACTAATGCTACTAATGCTGATAATATTAAAACTGTAACACGAGCGACCAACGATACTCATTATTTGACATTTGTTGACTCTAACAACTCTACTAGTACTGCCGAATCTCTTTATACAGATGCTGGAATTTACTATAATCCATCAACAAACAATCTTTCAGTTGAAGGTGACATCACAGCATTCGCTTCTTCTGACGAAAGACTGAAAGATAACATTACGCCTATTGATAATCCACTTGCAAAAGTCATTTCGATCAGTGGCAATACATTTGATTGGAATGAGAATAGTGATAAGGAAGGATCTGATACTGGTATCATCGCACAAGAAATTGAGGCACTTGGACTTCCTGGACTAGTCACAACGAGAGATAATGGATACAAGGCAGTCCGTTATGAAAAACTTGTCCCACTCCTCATAGAGGCAATCAAGGAACTCTCTGGCAAGGTTGATGCATTAGAGGAAAAATTATCCGATAAATAACTCTAAAGCTTATAATAATGGCAAATTATAGGAAGTCATTTAATTTTAGGAATGGTGTTCAGGTTGATAATGATAATTTTGTAGTCACTGGTAGTGGTCTTGTGGGAATTGGAACTTCCCTCCCACAAAATCATATATTGGATGTTTATGGTGATACAAGAATTTCTGGATTGGCAACCGTTGGGTCTTTATCTGTTTCAGAAACAGTTAAGGTTGGATCCGGAATTACCATGGATTCAACGAGTGGAATTATATCCGCCACTGCATTTTATGGAGATGGATCTAATCTCACTGATATTACAATTGAATCTGCATCTACAGCAACTTATGCTGATAGTGCTGGAATATCGACTTATGCCGAAACAGCAGGTATTGCCACTTATGCCGGAACAGCAGGTATTGCGACTTATGCAACATCAGCAGGTATTGCAACCGCATTAGAAAATCCAAGAAACTTTAGTGTTTCTGGTGATGTTACTACTTCTGCTGCAGTAGGATTTGTTGGTACCGATAATGTTGATTTAGCAGTTACATTATCATCAGATTTTAGTGCTAATACTAGTGGTATTATAACTTCTACTGGTGGATTCTATGGAGACTTAACTGGTGTAGCATCAACGGCAACCAAACTGGAAACATCAAGAGACTTTAGTGTTTCTGGTGATGTATTAAGTCATACGGTATCCTTTGATGGTACTGGTAATGTTGCATTAGGAGTTACATTATCATCAGATTTTAGTGCCAATACTAGTGGCATCATAACTTCTACTGGTGGATTTTATGGAGACTTAACTGGTGTAGCGTCAACGGCAACCAAACTGGAAACATCAAGAGACTTTAGTGTTTCTGGTGATGTTACTACTTCTGCTGCAGTAGGATTTGTTGGTACCGATAATGTTGATTTAGCAGTTACATTATCAGGTACTTTCAGTGCTAATACTAGTGGCATCATAACTTCTACTGGTGGATTTTATGGAGATTTAACTGGTGTAGCATCAACTGCCACTAAATTACAAAATTCAAGAAACTTTAGTGTTTCTGGTGATGTATTAAGTCATACAGTATCTTTTAATGGTACTGGTGATGTTGGGCTTGGAGTTACATTATCATCAGATTTTAGTGCTAATACTGCAGGTATTATAACTGCATCAACTCTCGATTCTACTAATTTGACAACAGGCAGTATTGAAGTTGAATCTGAAAATTCCACTATTGAAGTAATAGGTTCTAATAGTGCCTATATTTCTATAGGTTTTACTAGTCCTACTGTAGGAATTGGTAGTACTTATGCATCATTAAGCTTTTCTGATACAGATTTATTAATTAGAAATTATGATATTGGAAGCATAAATTCCTATCTTCAGGTAGGTGGTCCCGGATTAACTACAGGAAGATTTAATTGGTATGATGGAGATACTAATACTTTATTGATGGCACTTACTCATGAAGGTAAATTGGGAATTGGGATAACAAATCCGGAAGAAACATTTGAGGTCGTGGGGACATCAACAGTTACGACTGATTCTTATGTTGGTAATGATTTATTTGTCGGTAATGACTTGAATGTTACAGGAAATATCACTGGAAATTTCACATTACAAGATCCTATTACATCAAAAGTAAATGCAACAGGTGTAAGTACATTTTCATCCATTAATATATTTGGATCGGGTTTAAATCAATTGGGGATTGGAACAGATGATCCCCAATATGATATTGATGCTACAGGAAAAGTTGCCAGATTTGGATCTGTGGCAATTAGTACTGATAATGCAATATATAATGTTGATGTTGGTGGTGGAGTTAGAGCAACCGATGGGTTTTTAAGTTATGGACCAAATCCAGTACAAATTGGTATTCAAACGGTTGGTGAGGGAGTTGGTTTATCAACTTATCTTGTATTTACCGTTGTTGGTATTGGAAGCACATCTTTTCTCTTAAGTTAATATGGCAGTAGAAGTATCTAACGACGCATCATTTAGTAGTGGAGCAATATCCTTCAGTGCTCTAAGATCTAAATTCAAAAATACTAATATTGGTTCTGTGAGTTTATCTAGTCTTATAAGGCAAACATCACTATTATTGGAAAGTTCAGACCTGACAGTTCCTGACGCAACAGAAAATGAGAATATCCCAACAACAGCAGAACCTGACAGTAATATACAATTATCAGATTATAGAGGATCTGTTACTTATTATGATTTAATTCAAACAGAGACAAATGAAGATCTTGATATTGACGAACTATCTTCTTGGAATAGTAATCTGGGTAAAAATGTTCCAAAAACATTTTATGTAAATGGCACTATAGGAGCAAAATCGACCGATAATTATGCTGCTAGCTTTAATGCTGCAGCATTCAATTTATCAATAATTATTGGAACCAACGGGTCAATACAAGGTGCAGGAGGTGCTGGTGGAACTCCATCATCACCAGATGGAAAAGATGGTGGAAACGCATTATATGTTAAATCAAATACTACTTCTGGAAGTTCAGCTACAAGAAAAATAAAATTATACAATACGAGTAAAATTTATGCCGGTGGTGGCGGTGGTGGATGTGGTGCTAAGGGAGGAACTGGTGGTGTAGGAGGATCTGTAAGAGGTTTATCTGGTGGTGCTGGTGGTGCTGGTGGTAATGGTGGCAATGGTGGTAATGGTCGAGGATATGATCAAGCAAGAACTGATGGTTCTGATGGTTCTGATGGTGATACTGGTGTTGCTGGTGATACAACAAATTATTATGATCTGTCCAGAACCTCACGAACATATAGAGCAGGAAGAGGTGGCACTGGAGGAAAAGGAGGTATTGGAGGAAATGGTGGAAATTGGGGAGAATCAGGAACCGTAGGTAAAGATGGATATGTTGGAAAGGATGGAAACTCTACAGATAGATCTATGGCTTATTATGCAAATTGGAGTGGGACTCAAACGGTGGAGTTTCGGGTAAGTCGAGATGCTGAATTTAAAATTGATTTGTGGTTTGGGGGATATAATCAGAGCACTTTTCCCGCAACTAGTGAAAATGAGAGGATTGGTCATACTCTTGGTTCAAATTCACCAGGATCAAACAGTTTTGCCTGTAATAATGGAACTTATTACGAAGATAGAAATGTTGCTGGTGGAATTTATGCTCCAGTTCATGCTGCTGATCGGGCGATTCGAGGATTAAAAGGAATATTGGTTCTTACTATTCGTTATACTCAACATGGACCGGCCACTTTTTCTGTAGATGATTCTGGTAATGATTCTGGTTTCGATTATACTGATATAGAAGTAACACCAAATATAGGATTGTTATATAGTTCCTATAGTGCACCTGGATCTGCTGGAGGATCTCAATTGAATAATCATGGTTCTGGAGGTAGTGCTGGAAGAGCAATATCAGGAACAAATTATACTATTCAATCTTGACAAGACTCTAAAAACCATGTAGACTACCTTTGTCTGGGTTGAAGATGAGAGTCTAAACCACTTTGAGAACCGTCCACTGGGTCGCACCAGGGACGGTTCTCTGCTATAATACATGTATTGAGACGGAGGGCACTTGACCATCACTTTGCGACCCCATCAGCGTGAAGCAGTCAATGCGATGTGGCAGAACAACAAAGGTCAAATCGTAATTCCGACGGGTGGTGGCAAGACTATCTGTATGATTGATGATGCCATTACTAACATGGAACTCAGACATCATGGGCAAACTTTTGTTGTTGTTGCTCCTCGTATTCTGCTTGCCGAGCAACTTTGTTCTGAGTTTCTTGAGTTGGTTTCTCCTTCTCATAATGCTCACATCATGCACGTTCACAGTGGAGAGACTCATCATTTCTCTACTACTAAGTCGGAAAAGATTCACCTGTTTGCTAACACTGCACGGACTGCTGGTGAGAATGTAATCATCTTCACCACTTATCATTCTCTCCATCGTGTGATGGAAGCAGACATTGAAGTCAACACCATTTACTTTGATGAAGCGCATAACTCTGTCCAACGCAATTTCTTTCCTCCCACGGAGCATTTTGCTGCTGTTGCTGACCGCTGCTATTTCTTCACTGCTACTCCTAAGCATTCTCTGTCTGTTTTCAAACCTGGCATGAATGATGCTGAGGTCTACGGTAAAGTCATCTGCAACGTTCCTGCACCTAAACTGGTAGAAGAAGGTTATATTCTTCCTCCTAAGGTTGTTGTCAAGCAACTGGATATGGTTCAGGACAAGCAGATGATTGCCGATCGTGATTCTCAGAATCTGATTGACACCATCGATGAGAATAGTCTTGATAAGATTCTGATCTGTGCTCGTTCTACCAAGCAGATTGTCAAACTGCTTGCCGAATCTGACTTCCGTATGGAACTGGCAGAACGTGGTTATTCTTGCATGTATATCACTGCCAAGACTGGTGGTGTGATTGACGGTCAGAAGGTCAATCGTGAAGTGTTCTTTGACACTCTCAATGCCTGGGGCAAGGATCCTAACAAGAAGTTCGTGGTTCTCCATCACTCCATCCTGTCCGAAGGTATCAACGTCAGTGGTCTTGAGGCAGTGTTGTTCATGCGGAACATGGACTACATCGGAATCTCCCAGTCAATCGGTCGTGTGATCCGTCTGGGAGGGTCTCAGAAGACCTTTGGACTGGTCTGTGTGCCAGTCTATGATAAGGTGGGTATCAGCACTGCCAAGTCCGTTCAGGCGGTCGTTGACACCGTTTTTGAGAGAGGTGAGGCAGCAGTATCTGTTGTTCGTCGTTGATCATGAAAACTACACTCGACTTGGTTCAAGAGCTTCGTTCTCTGCCTGATACAATTTATGAAAATTTTTGCAATCAGGCAAAGATGGTGGCACTGGAGTACCCTTCTGCACATGGAATCGACTGTTTTGCCCGTGGTGAAACAATTGAATATGGGTTCATTGATATTGTAGGACAACATATTGACTTAAAACCCAATATAAAAACAGATTTCAATGATCCTGATGGGGTTTATGCAGTAAAGCATCTTACTGACGTGAAAACGCAAGGAAATGGGTTTTTACCACGCAAAGACCAAAAAGCACTATTTTATTCCAAACAATGGGACATTAAGAAGACCGCTAGTGGTGCATCACAGTTTGAATCTAAGGCACACTCATATATTTTGATTGACCCTATTTGTGCACGTATTGCAGTGGTCGATACTAGTGTTTTCTATCGCAAACCATTCCGTACTAATTCTGCACGTATTTCATTCAGTGTGAAACCGCAGGATGTTTATATGATCTATGATGGTATTGCAAAGGTGATTGATACAAAAATTGTTCCTGATCCTAATGCAATCTATCGTGAGATTTGGAATAAGGCAGGCAATCGTCTGCAAGAGATGACCACTTTCTAAACCGTCCACCAGCACTCTGTGCTATAATTACACTGTAACCAAAGGAGACCACTCATGAAGTGCCAAGTCAAACTCTATGTTGCCGGAACCGTATTTACTGAGACTGTTCATGCCCGTGACTATCAGGAGGCACGTCAAGTCGCACTGGCACGAAATCCAAATGCAAAAGTTATGAGTGTGAATGCTTCTTTCTTCTGATGGGATTTCTTAAACCCCACATACAGAATCAGAGTCTCCTTGAATCAAAATTGGGAGACCCTGATGGTTATGTGACTAATGATGGAATGTGGGCTGCTATTCCATGGGCAGGAAACAAAAAAGGGTTCTGCATTATACATAATGGTAGACAAGTGCACTCTGTAAAGACATATAAACAGGCACTTTCATATATTAAAAAGCAATCTAAAGTTAAACTCACATCCACTCTGGAGGATTTTCTATGACGGATAAACAACAAAAACGTCGTGACGCACTTGGATTGTTTTATGAAAGTGTTTTAAAACCAGATCATCAACTTCGTCAGTGTGCTCATAATCAAGAGTGTTTTCATGAGTTGATGGAGTGGAGAGAAGAAATTATTTGTTATCTGGATGAACGCAGAAATCAGGAGTTTCACTGATGACCGCTCAATATGTGTGGTTTTTAATTTTTGGAATTACTGCTTATGTGATAATTACAGATCCAAATGTAGCAAGAGCATTTGATTATGTTCTTAGGTTAGCAAATAATAATATTAGGCATCACTGGTGGTGGATGACTAACAATCCCTCAAACCCAATCGTAAAGTGGTATTTGTTTCGTAAAAATCTTAAACTTGCTAAAGAATTAAGAACAAAGATTGATAAGTATTATGAAGAAAATAAATAAGTATGTAGAGGAAACTTAATATGCTATCAACTCAATACCGACTTAGGTTGGAATTTATTTGCAAAAAAATTGCAAATAAAGAAGAAGTGAAGTTAGAAGATATGATTTGGGCAGAAAAACTTGCCAAACGCCATACCACAGCAAGGGATTGGTTAAACAAAGCACGTCGTCAATCTTCACAAGATATTGAGGAAGGTAGTATGGATGATTTTATGAATAAGATGGGATTAGGTGACCCCGACCCATCTAATTACAAAACGGGGTTTGATAGTGCAGATGAAATTGTAGATTGGTTCAAACAAGACAAACCAGACGATTGGAGGCAAAGAGATTAACATGCAAGCAGTAATCTATTCAAATGGAAGTCAAGAGTGTGAGAGAATGACATCTCTTCTCAAAACACTTGATGCACAAATCTTGGAGTATAAATTAAATAATCATTTTACGCAACGTGCATTT